TTACATTGTGATTTCGCAATTCACTTGTTGAACAACCATTGTGAGAACAAACCATCTGAAAAACGTATCAAAGAGATCCTATTGTCAGCACTTGAGATTGAAAAAGAATTCATTACAGAATCATTACCAGTATCACTTATTGGTATGAACTCTAACTTGATGAAACAATATCTTGAGTTTGTTGTTGATGGTCTATTGGTTAAGTTTGGATGTAAGAAACATTTTAATGTAGAACAACCATTCAAATTCATGGAACAAATTGCGGTTGAAACAAAAGGTAACTTCTTTGAATCAAGAACAATGGAATACCAAAAAGCAAAGTTGAATGAAACAATTTCATTTACAGACGATTTCTAAAAATTATAAAAAATGTCATTAAAAATTATTAAAAGAAATGGGGAAAGCGTATCGTTTAACCCTCAAAAAATTTACAATCGTGTAAAACGATCATCAAAAGGTCTGAACGTAAATTCGGACGAGATATTCATTAAGGTTATCACTTCGGTTCCAACTGAAGGTGAGATAACGACAAAAGAATTAGATAAACTTGTATATGAGATTGCGGCAGCTTATACTGGTAGTCATCACGACTATTCACGTTTGGCTTCGTCAGTTGCAATATCTTCATACCATAAAGAAACTAATGATAGTTTTTCACAAACAATGGAATTGTTGTATGGTGATGGAATTATCAATGAAACATTAATGAATACGATTAATGAGTATGGTGCAGAGATTATTGATGCGGTTATCAATCACGATAATGATTATAATTTTGATTACTTTGCTTGGAGATCACTACAAGAAATGTATTTGTTGAAACGACCAACAGGTAAGGTAGTTGAACGACCACAACATATGTATATGAGAGTTGCATTGTGGGTAACCAATACAATGGAAGAGGCGTTTGATTATTATAAATCATTGTCTGAACAACGTATATCACCCGCAACACCAATTATGATTAATTCAGGAACAAAAATTCCTCAATTGGCGTCTTGTGTATTACATTACAACAACTCTGACTCAAGAATGGGATTGTTGGAAACATTGAATGATATATCAACTTATTCTGCGGACGCTGCTGGTATTGGATTGTGTATGTCAAATCAAAGAAGTAAAGAAAGTCGTATCAATAGTTCAGGTGGTTATGCGGGTGGTCTATTAAAATACCTTAAAATTGTTAATGAGTCATTACGATTCTTTAATCAACAAGGTAGAAGACCAGGATCTGCGGCGATTTATTTGGAACCTTGGCATAAAGACATTATGGATCTTCTTGACATCAAAAAGAATACAGGTGCTGAAGAATTGAGAGCGAGAGATTTGTTTACCGCACTTTGGATCCCTGATAACTTTATGAGAGCCGTTAAGGACAATGGTGATTGGTATTTGTTCTGTCCTAACGACATTACTAAATCAGGTCTTAAACCGTTACAAGAATGTTATGGTGATGAATATGAAAGTGTTTATCGTGAGGCGGTGGCACTTGGTTTAGGTAAAAAAGTTAAAGCTCAAGATATTTGGTCTAAAATCATTGAATCACAAGTTGAAACTGGTGTTCCTTACCTATGTTCTAAAGATAGTGCAAACAGAAAAACTAACCACCAAAATATCGGTGTGATTAAACAATCAAACTTGTGTAATGAGATTTATCAATATACTGATGAAGAAACTACTGCAATCTGTACATTATCCTCAATGGTATTAAAGAACTTCATTCAAAATAATAAATTTGATTTTGAATTGTTATTCACTGAAGTTAGAAAAGTTGTTAGAGCGTTAAACAAAGTTGTTAACATCAATAGTTACTCAACAGATAAAGGTCTTAAAGGTGGTTTAGAACAACGAGCAATTGCGATTGGAACTCAAGGTTTGGCGGATGTATTCTATCTTCTTGATTTAATCTTTACTGAAGAAGAGGCAAGAATTTTGAACAAACAAATTTTTGAAACTATATATTATGCTGCGATTTATGAAAGTAATAAACTTTGTAAAAACAAAGAATATGAACCATATAAATTCTTTGAAGGGTCACCAATGTCTGAAGGTATATTCCAATTTGATATGTGGGGATTAAACAAAAAAGATTTGTCAGGACATTGGGATTGGGATCAACTTAAAAAAGATGTGAAAGAATTTGGGGTATGTAATTCATTGTTTACCGCACAAATGCCTGTAGCGTCTTCAGCGAAGATTACAGGATCATTTGAAATGACAGAACCTGCACATTCAGCATTGTTTAACAGACGTGTGGTTGGTGGTGAAATTATGATTGTGAATAAATACCTCATCAGTGATTTTGAAAAAATAGGTATTTGGTCTGAAGATTTGAAGAATGAAATTATTATCAATGAAGGATCAGTTCAAAACATTAACTTTAACAATTATTTAGATACTGAAGATAAAAACTACAATAAGAAAGTTAAACGAATTGAACATTTAATCCCTAAATATAAAACAATTTGGGAGATTTCACAAAAAGAATTAATTGATATGGCGGCAGATAGAGCACCATTCATTGACCAATCACAATCAATGAATATCTATATGGCGAACCCAACATTATCAAAGATTACATCATCACATTTCCACTCTTGGGAAAAAGGATTGAAAACACTTTGTTATTATGTTAGAACCAAGGCGATATCAACAGGAGCAAAACACTTGGCATTTGATATGTCAAAAATTGAAAAACCAAAATCAACACCATTTGTCCCTAAAGTGGATTATTCAAATATGAATTTACCACCAAAACCTGAAAATAGTGAATTTGATTGTTTTGGATGTTCATCTTAAAAATATAAATCACGACTTAGGTCGTGATTTTTTATTTATACACTATTTATCTTAAAAAGAATATCAATGCAAAAATTTATAATAACAGAACAAGAAAAGAAAAAAATTTTAGAAATGTATAACATTAAAACTGATGAAAAAGTTTTAAGTGAGGCATTGAACTATTCTGCGCCAATTATTACATCTGAAAATATTGGTAACAATTATTATAACATATATGGGTTTGTAAGTTTTCCTGTTACTAGTAGTAAGATGGAACCTAAAGAAGTAACAAATGCTATTGATAATATAGTTAAAAAATTAGAGTCTGAAGGTTATCAAGCAACAGGACTTTCTGTTTTAAATGTTAATGGAGGTGCTAGTAATTATTTAAATGGTGCAATGACTGCAGATAAGATTCCAGATCCTGATAAACCTTGGGTGTTGAAAACCGTTCTTCCAAAGGAAAATAACTTGACAAGTTACCCAGGAAAAGATAATAGAGAAATAAATTTAGGATACGCTAAGGTGAGAGGTCAAGTTATGAAAGAAGCGTTACTTAAAAAGTTTCCACCTTTACAGGGTGCAAAAACTTCAGAACCACCACAAGCCTTTATAATAAATACGGGTGGAGTTATAGATGAAAATAGGGATACAAAAATTTATCCTGTACCTGGACAAATTGCAACTTTTACTGCTCAACTACTTGTGAAACCAATTCAAAAACCAATAGATGTTAAAGCAAAATTTACACAAACAAAAACAAGAAGACAATATACTAATCAAGTAGGTCCTGAAAGAGAAAAGGGGAGTATATGTAGAATATTAACTCAGAACACTTGGTTTGAACTACTTGTCCCAATTCAAGACATCGGTTTAAACCCATTCCGTGCTAATATAAAAATAGTTGATTCAAAAAATGAATTATATAAAATTATTAAACCTGATGGAGGAGAATTTACAAAACCTGAATGGATTTATATATATTGGTATTTAACTAATGAAGCGAATGGATATACTTGTAAATCCATTGAAAATGTCTCTAATTTACCAAGTTGGATTAAAAACGTTGATTTAACAAAAGTTAATTTTGGAGCGGTAAATGCCGAACAAGAAAAAGTTCAAGACCCAAGTAGGCACAATTTGGCAAAATAGATCAATGATCTATTCAAAACAAAATACAATAAGTTATATTTATTAGATATGGCAAATGGTATAACATACGGAATTAGTTTTCCTTTCGTGGATTCTTACGTTGGTAAATATTTAGATTGTTCTGACACTTCTGATGAAGAAATTAGAAGTAGTTTAGTTCATTTATTATTAAGTCGTAAAGGTACAAGATATTTCTTACCTGATTTTGGTAGTAGATTATATGAATATATATTTGAACCACTTGACGGACCAACGTTTAGTGAAATGGAATCAGAAATTAGAGATTCAGTCCAAAAGTATATGCCAGGGATTTTAATTACAAATATTAGAATTACTGACGCATCAACTGAAGATGAAAATAAAGGAACGTATGTTAATAGTGAGGGTAAAAAAGAATTTACCGTACCTAATATCAGTCAATTAGAACACACCGCAAAAATAAGAATTGATTATAGAAACACGAACAATGCATTTGACTCAAGTGATTTTGTAATTATCAATATTTAATAATATATGGCAAATAAAAAAATATCTTATACAACTAGGGATTTCCAAGGAATAAGAACCGAACTGATAAATTTCACAAGAACGTATTATCCTGAATTAGTTCAGAACTTTAATGATGCGGGTGTGTTCTCGGTATTGTTAGATCTAAACGCTGCGGTTACCGACAACCTACAATTTAATATTGATAGAAGTATTCAAGAAACCGTATTACAATACGCTCAACAGAAATCATCAATTTATAATATTGCAAGAACTTATGGTTTAAAGATACCTGGATTAAGACCTTCAGTTGCGTTAGTTGATTTCGCAATTACCGTACCTGCATTTGGAGATAAAGAGGACTTGAGGTATTGTGGTATATTAAGACGAGGATCACAAGTTAATGGTGCGGGACAACCATTTGAAACGGTATACGACATTGATTTTTCATCTGCAGTTAATGCTGAAGGATCACCAAATAGATTAAAAATACCTAATTTTGATACAACAGGTAAGTTATTAAACTATACCATTGTTAAAAGAGAAGTTATTGTTAACGGAGCTACAAAAGTGTTTAAGAGGGTCATTACCCCAAATGATGTTAAACCATTCTTTGAAATGTTTTTACCTGAAAAAAATGTGTTAGGTATTACAAGTGTTTTATTAAAAGACGGAACACAATATACAAGTATCCCAACACCACAAGAATTTTTAGGT